AAACAACTAACACCGGAGATACGATATCTGTTACGATGTTTCAACCAGATGACATCTTTAATAGGAGATAATGTACGTGCAATATTCTCACCTAAGATCTTGCACATACGATTATACAAATACGGAATATCAAAGAAATCAATATTCCAACCGGTAATAATAGTCGGCTTGATCTCGTAGTAACTTAATAAGAACTGTTGCAACAATTCATACTCCGTACGACATGATGTAATTAAGTTAGTTGATGTTACTACACCTGCCTTATCTAATACCCATACCTTTCGACTATCACCTGCCTGGTCATAAATTGCAATTGATGTTACTTCATTCTGAGCTTCTTCTGGAGTAGGAAATCCGTTTTCAATATCAACCTCGATATCTATAAACATGGTACTATGACCTACAGATAAATCATCTGAATCTGTATACATATCAATTAATGTCCTTGTCTCTGGATTAATATCTGCTTCATATAGTCCTTCCTCTTCTTTATCAAACTGAAATACTTTATCGACAGTATTACCATCTAATGCTACATACTTACCGTAACTTGATTTACGATATGCATATGGTTTATACTTGATCTGCAAATGACCTTTTTGGTCATCCCAAATATGGACAGTATTAGTCCTTTGTTGATATGCTACTGCTTGGTACATTATTTCTTATAAATGTTTCTATAGTTTCTTTTTAATCCGTTATCGTCGAGCCCGTATCCAACAACCCATTCGTCTTCAATTTCAAAGGCATTAAAGTCAACATGATGCTTACTTCCTTTACGATGTACCAATGTAACAACTCGTATTTCGGCAGGTCTACGATCATCTACCTTTTGTAAAATCTCTAACATAGTAGAACCGGTATCGACAATATCCTCAATAATATAAACCCGCTTACCTTTAAGATCCAATTCTAATTCCTTATAAAATTTAACACCGCCAGAATTATCTTGCCCATGGTATGACTTAGGCCTAATAAAATCAATTTCACAATCGATACCCATATCCTTAACTAAGTCAGAAAAGAACATAAATGCACCATTTAATACACAGACTAATACCGGAGGTAATGAATTACCACTGTTTCTATGATCTTCTGTAATCTTATGAGCGAGGGCTCTTACCCTACGCTCAATTTTATATTCAGGAATTAGTATTTCCATAACCTCTTATAAATTCGTAAAACTCATTTCTTGTTGCTGGATCTTCTTTGAATGCTCCAGTTAGTTTGCTAGTCTTCATACTAGCTCCGCCATGCTTAACGCCACGGCATTGCACACAGTTATGGGTAGCTTCTACCATTACAGCTACACCTTTATTGTCTTCAATAATTGTATTAACTGCATTATGAATAGCAACCGTTAACTGTTCTTGAATTGCACCACGTCTTCCGAAATGCTCAACGATACGATTAAGTTTACTTAAACCTACAACCTTACCATTCTCGCCTGGAATATATGCTACATGTATTCTACCCATAATAGTCTGATGATGATGTGAACACATTGAAGTTAATGGAATACCTCCTTCAAATACTATACCATCATATCCGTCACTAGGGAATGCCGTAATCTCCGGAGCCGAATTGAATCGACCTGCCCATAGATCATTTACATATGCCTTTGCAACACGGCGAGGTGTATCATTTGAATTAGGATCATTCTCCCAATCAACACCTAATGCCGATAAAAACTTTGCAAAGTAATATGCAGCTTCATCGATAATTTGTTGCTTTTCGTCTTGTGATAGTTTAGCATTTGGACCTTCAATAGCTTGTTTCTTTGCCAAATGACTTGATACACCGTTAGCAAATCCTGATTGTACAGTTTCTAACGAGTTACCTAATTGTTTCTTTTCTGCCATATTATTGTTGATACATTGCGATGTCAGATTCACGTACTAGTACATATTCTTGATCATCAATTTTTACTTTTTTATTATCTGTAGTGTCATTTTTATGAATCATAACAATGTCACCCGGCTTGACTGTCATTGGAATACGATCACCAGTCTGAGTAAACAAACCATCGCCTACTGCAATAACATCTGCCGTTACATAGTAACCTTCAGCTCCATTCATAAGAATAATACCTGAAGTTGTCTTTTCTTTCTTTTCTCTTTCTTTTAGCAACACTTGGTCGCCCATTGGTTTCATGTTCATAACTATTCTCCTTTTTATACACAACGTTTAGTATCGAATGCAATAATATGCTCACGACCTGTAAAATTAAATCCATGATCTCTACAGAAGTCCATTACCATTGGATATACTCTGATAAGTTCTTCTCTATTATCACCTGGTGGCATAATATAAGTTTTATTTTTTGGAATTCCTAATGTTTCTCTAGCTTTTTCTATTTCTTCCCATACCTCAGGCATTTCTGTAGGATTACATACTGGTTTGAAATGATAATCAGAATGATAACCAATCATCTGTTTCATTACATCATACTTAAGACGAAACTTATTATGTTGATCTATCATACGCTGATCCGTTGTAGCTCCTTTAGGAGTTGCAACACCTACCTTAGGAACACTATTACTGAACTTAGGTGACAATGAAATCAATCCAATTGGATAATCTGTTTCAATGAAATGACTTCCTTCTGTTTCCATTGTAATTAAAATACCACGTTCATTAGCAAAATGAGTTAATTCATTTACTAGATCAGGATGCATAGTAGGCGAACCACCTGTTAACATCATTTCCTTAATATCCGGACGATCATCATACATCTTTTTGATATCATTAAAACTAAATCCTCCTTTCTCGGGATGAATACTAGTATACCATGAATCACACCATCCGCCTTCTCCAAACCAGCATCTATGTGTACATCCGGTAGTCCGTACACAAACCGTTGGCATACCAGATCGGCTACCTTCGGATTGTACACAATAGTATAATTCTACTATTGGTAACTGTTTATTGTAATCTGTTATTCTACCTGGTTTCATATTTCTTCGTAAATTGAACTGTTACTATCATTTTCAAAACATTCTACTTTAATACATTTACATCTGCCAGCATCAGTGTTAGCTAATACCTTATTAAAATGTTCATATACTAAACGAGCACAACTCTCAGCTCCCATCTTATCAAGGAAATGTACTTTACAAATACCTTCCATTTGCATAGATTCAAACAAGTCACGATAAGGATCATCTTTCTGAATTAATGTTGTATGATCCCACATGTGATTCATCCAATCCTTTAATCCGTTACCTTGAGGTGGTGTCTTAAATCCACCATAATCAACAATCCAATTCATATCATCTAATTGCTTATCGATATCTGGCTCATTACTAGCAAACCATACTTTGAACTTCAAAGCATAACCATGCAATAATTGGCAATGAGAATGTTGAGCTTTCCATTGACGGATAGCGACTGAATAGTTTTCGAATAGCTTCGTTGAGATATACCTTGTCATATACACCTTTATTTTTTATAAGTCCAAGCGAAATAGTATTTCTTACCATGTAACAAATGAGATGCAGTGTTAGCTACCTTACCAGCAAACTCTGACATGTAACTATGCATAGTACTGTCATCATTGAAGATAGTAAAGTTGTTAGCACTCTTATACAACTCATTAAAACTCTTACCGGAATGCATATAAGACTTTGCATTCACTGTTTCATAACACATTGTTTTAAGATACTCTTGATCATAAAACGGTAACTGTCTCATATCGAAGGTTACCTCTACATCTTTAAATTTAAACATAACTTATTATTTTTTGATTTATAGCTAAATATAAGATCTTTCTTTTAATTTTCCAAATCTTTTTATAACTATTTTTTATCATCAGTAATTGGACCACCGACAACCCATGCATCACAGGTACGTTTAGCAGCACACTTGAATTTTAAGAATCTACAATATCCTAGTTCTCCGGCCTCAATAACATCATGAGGATCTTCAGTTCCTTGATCATCGCCAATACCAATAGCAATACAATTCAATGTTTTACTAGTAACATCAAATGCAGCACAATTACCACATAGTGATTTCTTTGCATCTTCAGGTGAATCTAGTTTCCATTTCTCTTGCTTATCAGCCCAAAATGATTCATTTGGCTCATTTGGATTCAATGGACCATATCCGTATTCATCAATACCTTTTTGTCTGTTCTGTAGGTTTACGTTGATATCTTGAGTAGCGATAGGACATTTTGCTGCCTCATTTTCGCGAATTAAAGTTGTCAGTTTAATCATGGGTTCCTTTATTATAAATATCAGTATATGGGCAATGGCGACATCCGTTACTGCAACAATATCCCCGTTTACGCAGAAAGTGGGCGGTAAAAACTACACGCCCATTTTCCTTGTAATAATCTTGCATTGTCTCTTCCATATGGAGTTGACTTATCCAATCATCCGGTCTCATTACTTTATCTCACAAGCTCCACCTGCACATGCCAATTCACCTGACAAGTCTGTATTATCATCTAACTCAATTACTTTAGATAGATCAATGTTATGTAATGATTTCATCATGGTATTGAATTGATCTTCTGTAATATCTTCAAATGGTGCTTGCTTATATGTACCACCATCATAAGGAAGTACCGACAACCCATTATAATATTCACGATTGTCCCACATCCATTGACCGGCCGCATCCCATTCATGTTCACGTAATGAAACAGTTGCTGATACGTTATGAGTATTGTTACCGGTACGATGACCAGGCCTTACCCATTCGGTAGTAATACGTTTAATACGATCTAATAACTGGAATGGCGATTCTGTTCTTAAGATAGCTCCATCTGGTGCTTTCTGTGGTATTGAAATAACTGCAGTATCATGCGGACGGAAATATTCATCTTCAATTAGTTCTGGATGATAGATTGCTAAATAAGAATAAATAGCCTCATTCTTTCCTACACGGATTCGACGAATATAATAATCATTATGCCATGCATGAATACCAGAGCTAGTTCCTAATGTTAATGAAGTAGTTCCGGCTGGCTTAACGGTAGTTGATCTTGCAGCGGCATTAATACCTAATATAGCAGCTACACGAGCATTTTCTTCTTTAACAGCTTTAGCTGCTTCTTTCATGTTATAACCTAACACTGTACCGGATCCAATACCTGTCATTGATACTCCGATCAATGCATCCTTTTCAGTAGTACGACGCCATACCGGACGAAGATAATGGAAATCAGTATAACCAGCTTGGAGCGTTCCAATAAATGCAGCTGCCTTAACTCTGTTATTCAAATCTTCTTGAGATTCAATATCTGATACATTTACTTCACATAGGTTACAGAACTGATAAGGACGGAGTGCAATTTCACAACATGGATTAGTTCCCCAATCTTTATCATTGGATAAATAAATACCAGGCTCTCCAGCTCCACTCAATTCAACACGCTTCCAAAGATCCATGAAGAACTCTTTAGTAACTTTATGACGTATCAATACTGCCGAATTATTAGCACGGCCTCTTTGTGGATTAAGTTCCCACCAAGCTCCGGACTTACAAGCAATCATCTCATCATCATCTGCACTAAACAATGATATGAGAGCTGCGCGACGTATGCCCCCAGCCAAAACAGCATCTGCAATGTGACATACCACATCGTGCACTTCAATAGGTGATAATTTTTCTCCATCTTCTTTTGAATCTAAAATACCTTGAATTTTAATTAAACATTCTTTAAGTGGTTGAGCTCCCGGCGCTTTTCCTCCAGAGGTAACTAGACGAGCTCCTTTTGGACGGATATCAGAGAAATCAAATTTAATTTTTGATCCGCCTTGATAATATGATTTCATTAATGCCTTAACTGCATCTGCCCAACCTTCAATACTATCAGCAATTAAGAATCGACGTTCTCTGTCCATATTAGGTTTACGTATCTCTGGTAATTGCTCGGTATGATGACGTTGTACTGAATAACCTACTCCTGTTCCACCTAACAATAGAAACATTACTTCACCGAAAGCCCTCCAGTCATCAATAGGAAGATAAGCACAATTATATATACGATTAGGTGATATTTCAATTGGCTTACCACCAAATTGCAAACTACGCATTGATGGTAGTATCTTTTTATCATAAACGTACTTATATACTTCTTCAATCTCATTGGTTAAATTTGGATATTTCTTTTGATGCATGTTTTTATTTCTGGTTACTAGCTCTTCCCAGGTCTCTCTGCGTTGTAACTCCGGAATATACTTAGCATACTTCATATGCACAGTAATATCAGAGAGTATTTCATTAGATACGTTCATAATGTTCCCTTAAAGTTTAATTAATCTTTTGTTATAAATTGTTTTAAAACTACGTAATTTTATACATAAATATGCCGTCGTCATTGCTATCTGTTTGCTTTTTGTAACTTTTTCTTAACTTTTTTATTCAAAGTCGTTATTCTGAATTTCTTGGAATTTGCGGGCTAACATCTTACGAGCCAACTCATTTCCATTATCCATTTGCTTCTGAGCATCTTTACCTTGCACTGATGTATCTGCATATATGTTAATCTGTCCATTACTAGTATTCATTTTACTTGGCAATGTAATACCATCAGGACCGAAACGATTCTTAATGACATGCCATCTACCTGTACCGGCTAACTTATCTTGCACCTTACGAGATAATGATATAACAAAGTCAGCTACCATTACCTTACCATAAGACTCAGCAATCTTCTCTGCTCCAATAACATCCTCTTCCAATGCCGATCTATTTGCTTGAGATGCTGTCCAAACCGGCACTTCATATTCACCTGCCAATCCTCGCAGGTCCTCATATATACCTTCCAATTCATGTCGCTTCTCTTGGCCGTGTCCTCTTAACAAATCCGCATAGTCAACTATAATTACATCTGGCTTCTTTCCTTGCATTATACATTTTTCAATATGAGCTTTTAATCCTAACACTGATGTTGTCTTGGTTGGATAATACTTGATAATAAGTTCGCCGTTTAGTTTGCTTAAGTCAGACTTAACTTGATCTTGATAATGTTTTAAGTTCTGATTAGCAATACCAGTTACTACCGAGTCATATCGTAAACCTACATATGCCTCATTCAACTCCAAAGTATAATGAACAACTGTCATTCCTTTCTTAAGAGCATGAGCACCTATATTAATAAGTCCCCAAGACTTACCAATACCCGCAGGAGCTACAAATACTCCTAACTCACCTTTACCTAAACCACCTGATGTCAATTCATTAATTACTTCCCAAGGAGTTTCTTTTGTATCACGTACTGATTCAGTATATCGTTCATCTATACTAGTCATGTAATCATGACCTATCTCTTTATCACCACCTGCCTTTAAGGCATTATCAATCTGTACTTTGATATCATCATATCTACCTACCTTAAGTAAGTCAACTGCTGATAAAATAGCTTTTTTGATTTCCTGGTTCTTACAAAAGTCTAATGCTTGCTGTTTAATAAATTCTAAGTCATCAGCTTGAGTATATCGAAATGCATCTTTCAGATGTTCTTTGATTTGAGTCGCAAGTACTTCATTAGATACTTCATGAAGTTTTACTTTCATAACTTCTAATGTTGCACTTGTCTTATATTGCAAATGATACTCTAAAATTGTATTTACAATCCATTCATTAGCTTCACTCTCAAAATACGAAGCCGATAATATATCAGCTATCTGCTGTAAAAATGCTTTATCTGTAAATAAAGCGGTAATAACTTTTATCTGAAAAGCATAACCGTAGGCACTTAATCTATCTGTCATACTTTATTATATAAATAATTTTTTAATAAATCAAATATTTGCATAAGCATTTAAGGTATTAAATGCTGTTAACCAAGTATCCACATCTTTAATAATGGTATACATTTTATCCATCATGAACATTTTCTTGAATTCATATACATTGGTCTTTGATACCGGATCATTGACAGTATTAATAGCTAGCATCTTGGCATTGCCTGGAATATCAACGTTTTTAAGTTGCATTAGATTGTAATTGAGTTCCAATGTTTCTTTACTGTTTAATACTGCTTCATGTATACGAGTCGGTTTATCTTGTCCCTTAGCATAATCCATTATATCATCAATACTTATTTGACGATCTTCTGTCATGATTGGAAAATGCTTGAGCATTGTTTTTAATGCCACACCGTTAATACCAGGGATGTTATCTGACTTATCACCTATAAATGTTCGATACATTAAATAGTTCTTTGACGGAATACCTAGTTCTTCTTCTAATCGTACTGGATTATATAGAATCTTCTTAACCGGACTCCATACATTGATACGATGATTAACTAGTTGTAAGAAATCTCTATCCGTAGATACAATAGTTACCTTTTGTTCATCTTCAGTATAAATTTCATTGGCGATATATGCTATAATATCATCAGCTTCAACATTATCAACTGCTAATGTAGTTACTGGTAATACTTGTAGATATTCAATAATACGACCAAATTGGCGTTTCATTGATAATGATTCATCTTCAAGATTTGCAAATTCTTGGTATCGGTTGAATTGGGTCTTAACGGCTCGGTTAGCTTTGTATTGAGAGTAAACTTTCTTACGTCTCGCAGAGCCACCTTTGCCGTCAAATACCACAATGCATCTAGTTGGCTTATAGTCACGGATGACCGAAGCAACGGACCTTAAAAAGCCCGTTACTCCGCCAATATGTTCACCGTCATCGTTTAATGCAGGTACTGCAGAAAATACTCTAATGAACGTATTCAATCCGTCAATAATAAGTATCCTACTGTTGCGATCAGTAGTCTTATCACTAGCATGTTCCTGTTCAACTTGTTTTAAGATTTCAAGATATCTATTCTTCATGATTCTTCGCTAATAAAGTCCTCATCAATTTCAATATCATCAATTCCGATAGATCCAGCCTGATAACGGAAGATATATGCATCACAAATTGCTTTGTATATTTCATCCATTAACGTACTATCCTTTTCTAATGCTCCTTGGAAATCCTTTGATAAAAATTTAACAGGTGTACCGTTTTCTCTAGTATAAGTATACCAAGCTCCTGCCTGACTAACTAACTTATACTCTTTCATAACTTCAAGCCATCCACCGTAATTATCAATACCAGATTCAAAGTAAATATCATAATCAATAGACTTCAAGGGAGGCCCCATACGATTTTTAATTACTTGAGCTCGGGTCTTGATTCCAATGATCTGTTCAACACCTTTAGCATCCTTGGCCTTGATTTGACCTACAGACTTAAGACGAAGACGTACAGAGGCATGGAATGGAATAGCCTTACCACCGGAAGTAGTCCATGGATCACCAAAACTAACTCCTAGTCGAGATCGTAACTGATTAGTAAAAAGCAAACATATTTTCTCACGGGCAATCATATTGGTAATTTTACGCATACCCTTTGATAAGATAATGGCTTTGCTAGTTGCCCAACCATCCTTATCAAATTCTGCTGCCATTTCTACCTTTGTAGATGCGCCCATAACTGAATCGACTACTATGGTAACCAATCGATCCTTGTTTGATTTTCGTACTGATTCAACAATAGATTCAATAGCTTCAAAGATATCTTCCATAGTTTCCAATGGAACATACAACATTTTAGTTAAATCAATACCGATAGCTTCAAGAAACTCACTACTAACTGCACTCTCGGTATCAATATAAACTGCTAATCCTCCTTGTCTCTGTGTATCAGCTAATGCATGAGTAGCTAATAACGATTTACCAGAAGCTTCTAGACCAGTTATCTCAGTGATACGACCAATCGGAAAACCACCACCTGGTCTATTTGAGATAGCTAGATCAAGCATACTTGAACCAGTACCTACCCAACCAGATACATTGGACGGAGAATCAACATCGCCTTCCAAAAAGTATGCGGTCTTGTAACCCGATCCTTTAAATTTTTTGTTTAAGTTGCTAGCTAATTCGCCAGCCAACTCGTCTGTCAGTTCACTTTTAGATACTGCCATAATGTAACTCCTTTAAAATATTACTCGTTAAATAATTCATCAAACGCTGCACTTACGTCATCTACTTTGCTCACATTAGGTGAGAATGGTGCTTCATCGTCATCATGAGATGCAGTCGATACGGATGTATCAGCATCATCATCACTTGGATTCAACCATTGCTCCAATGCTTCTTTAAGTTCATTGTAAGTCGGTTCTTTGAAGATCTCAGAGAGATTTGGTTGCTGTTGAGCGATCTTTTCGGCAATATTACGATCCGTAGTCAATGGTGTAGTATTTGGTTTAATACGTAAAGTTGTCTTTGGATATGCACCACCTTCAGCTGGCGTAAATTCAATTACAATATCACGACCATTCATTGGATCGGTTAGATCACCGTAATCTGGGTCAGCAATAAACCCTAATAATTCAGCATAAACTGTCTTACCAAAACCCCAGAATTTAACACCTTCAGACTCTTTGCCACGCACAATAATTGGAACATAGCAACGCATTTTTGGTTCTAGTTTCTTTCCTAATTTCCATTCATCAGAATTACCTGAAGATTTAAGCTTATCAGCAAATTCCACTACTGGATCTGGATTGCCATGAGTAATCGGAGATAAGAAATTCTTCTTACCTAGATCATAATGGAAATAAAGTTCTTGGAATGGATTCTCTTTGTTGTATTGATAAGGTACAATACGAATTTGCTGCTTGCCTGGTTCAGGCTTCCAAAGATTGTTTTGACGTGTAGTCTGTGTTTGTAATTTGTTAAGTTTTGCTTTAATAGCATCTAAATTAATAGCCATTTGTTACTCCTTTTTTATTATTGATTATTATTAATTTGATCTAAATATAAGTACTTACTTTTCATTAAACAAGAAAAAAGTGAAATATTTTTATTTATCATTTGTTATTTTATATAAATATATCCTTAGCCAATAAAAAAGCCGGATAAAACCGGCTCTAATATTCTGGGGGCGTGTAGTTTTATTTAAAAATATATACTAAATCTCTTCGGCATCCTCGCCGTATGCAGCATCCTGTATTTCATAAAACATATCATTTGCCGCTTCTTTATCTGTATTTAACAAATTCCAAAAAGTTCCATATTTAGAAGACTTAGGTTTTCCGACAATTGCATATTCTGAATTTTCATCTGATATTACGATAAAATACATATCCGGATCAAGTTTAAATGCCTGAACATCATCCTCATCATAGTCGTTGATTGCCTTGCGCTTAATAGCTTTGGCTACTGATAGAGCAGGCTTATTAATATATTTAACATCGGTAGCATCAAATTCATTTCGTTCGTCATCTATATAAATTACATGTGTTGCATTAGCGGTAGTATCAGTTTCTAAATCTGGGACAAATAATGCATTTGGATATCCATATGGATATATTCTAGGACTTCCTGACACATCATCCTCTGCCACAACAAACTGCATATCATCAAAGTTGATACCTTCCATTCCAGCAATCTGAAGTTGCATAGGAGTTGAATTTTTTAACATATTACGTAATGAAGCAATTGCACCTTCTCCACCCATATGGGCTCCATGCTTTTTAGCTATATCACTGTCCGGATCAACGGCAAAACCAAGTGTACTTATGGTATCCCATTTTTTTCCTTTTTGATCATATTCACTACCGTAAAATTTTTCAATGATTTTATATGTAGCATCTGTATCTTTTTTGAATTTGGCCATGCTACCTATCTTAACGTACTTGAATGGTATATATACATTCTGTGCACTAGCTCCTTTTTCAGAAAAGCTTTTCATAAACGCTTTTTCATCTGGCGTTAGCTTAGCAGCTTTTTTATCATATCCCGCATCTGAAATTTTTTGAAGTAAGTCATCGAAATAATCGGCAGCGTAAAATTCTTTCAATAAAGATTTCAATTTAATCATAGGTCTATCCTTTTATGCATTTTTAATTGCACATGTCTTAACATTTCATCTGATGTTAATAGTATGGAGTTACGATAAGCATTCCAATTAATAATAAATGTCTTATCTAGTATACCGTTATTAGCTTCACGTATAATTACATTTAAAGCATTAACTGTATACATGGTATTGGTTTCTTTTTTACGGTGTACCAATATTGTATTTGGTATACGCTTGGTATCAGCAGTTTCCACATTGAATGTTATGTACATGTCATTATATACATTATCATCAGCAAACACAAATAACCGACGTTCAGATATAGTATAAGATGATATGATATAATCAAGTATTAAATCTAAATCTTTACGATGTGCAAATGTACATAATAGTTGCGGCTTCACATTAGTTCCTTCTTCTCGTTATGCTTCATGGAATTCATCAACAATAACTGCTATTGATATATTTGCACCACTCTTTGATTCACGTATATCTAATTTAGTTTGATATTTATTATCACCCATCATTGTCATGAATGAAACATAAATACCTGCCTTAGTAGGAGTATCAATAGTAGTAACACTATCCGATTCGGCTTTCAGACTATCACGTCCCTTAAATATAGTTACATGACCGTAATCACCTGACTTACTAGCAATCACTTTGTAAAATGTCGGATTAAAACCTGATAATGAAACTCCATATGCCGTTAATGCTAAGAACGGATCCTTATAGTTTTTCATTACGTCATTGATTAATTTTAGTTTATCAAATGATGTAAAATATCTAGTCATTAATCTATATATAGCTGATTTAATTATAATATTACGTATTACGACATTAGGATCTGGATCTTTAAATTTACTAGTAGCAAAATTATTAGTATATCCAAATTTCTTAATTAAATCTGTATATGTTTTTTTTGATGAGTTATACTGAGATTGATACTTACGAGCTATTTCCGCTGTCAATGGTGTTTTACCAGAAATAAGTCCAAATTCTTCTTTCGTAAAGTCGCCAGTCTCACTTCCCATTTCTACGCCGGATAAATTCTTTACAGATAAAAAGTCCTTGGCGCGACCACTTAATGCCTCTTCTTCTTTAAGCGATACTGCAATAACTAAAGGATCTTCCGTATCAAACAATGAATTTAATCCTACTTGTAGTACTTTGTTACGTCTATCTACAATATTAATAATAGATTTTGACTTTTTTGAGTCTTTTACAACTCGACCAATTTCACTTATACTAGAACGTTCATATAAATAAACATCACCGGGACACCATTTATCTTTTGGAATACCAGTAATTTCATTAGCAGCATCACGTATCTCTTCAAATAACGTACCACGGTCAATGATATAACCTTCGCCCCATTCTTGCTTAATGGTATAAGCAGCTGAAACGGCATTTAAAAATAACTTTGTTGTCTTACTATCTAGTTCTACACCGGTAGCTAACAACTCTACACCGGAACGTACTAAACCAAATGACTTACTACCGTAATGATCTATGTTCATTTTATTAATTAAATTCCCAAAATCAGGTGGTGAATCATCTGATCCAACTAGGAAATTATAAACAACGTTTAATAGTTTTTCTGGACAGTTATAGAAAAACACAACAAGTCCTTCTTTGAAGTCTGGCGTTTCGGTTCCTGTTAGTCCACTACTAGTCTGTTTAGCAGTAAATGTATCTTTACTAATATCTGATAATTTAATTATTGACTTATCAGATAATGGTATAATCGGTTTCTTAAATGTAGTTTTTATTAATGCTAATCTAGCATCAGAATCTGTCTCAGTAGCTATTTGCTGTAAAGTTTTAGCAAATGACTTATCAATAATTACTCGTTTTGACTTATCCGATTCCAATGTAAATGGCTCGCCCGCTAATATACGATCTATAAATGGACCAAGATATTTATCACGATTTAGTTCGGATGGTGTAAATGAAGCTTCTTGCAACATATTACTGTCACTATTATATCCATATTCTAATAATACCTGATTTAAAACTGACAGCTCACTCTCATTATATGGTTGTTCCGCATATCCTTTTGGTAAACGATAAAACCACTCCGTAACTACTTCTTCCCAATCAATATTTACTGTAGGCTGTTCCGTTACTGTATCAGTAACTGATTCCGTAACAACCTGAGTTGGTGATGATATCTGACCTAAAATATTATCTAAGTCAATTATATTATCCGAAGTATCTTTCTTCATAATGTAACAAATCCAATTTTGAATTAACATCTACTAATTGTGCCGCATTTAATAAATCAGATGTTTCGGCAATTGAATCATTTTGTATATCTACAAATTCTTGCAAGAAATTAAATGTCATTAAATGTGCATTGAACATTTGGCTAGCCCAGTTCATATACTTATCACCTAACTGATATTCAATAGCATATGCTTTATTAACAGTATCAATTAAATGAGCAAACTGGCTATTAAACTTTACAGTTGGTAGTATAGGAGTAGCGTTCCAATCTACTATATACTTTTGTAGTTTTAATGCATGTTCTAATTCGGCATTAGCTTCATTAGCATAAAACTCAGCAGCTTTAGTGTAACCAACACCGGCACACCAATTAGACGCCCCTCTGTAAAAGTAATGAGCAGTATATTCTTCTGCTAATGCAGCATTTAACATATCAACAATCTCAGGTGTTAATGTTTTTGGTAACAATACACTGTCCGGTGATGATACTACTTGCTGTACTGTGGAATTTGGTAATTGTGTCATAATCTATTTCTTTTTTAATAAATATGAGATAAAACTTTTTATAGTTATAAATATCTAAGCAATTCGGTTAGTCATGTCCTGCATACTGTCATAGTCTACACCGGCTTTTAATTTAACTGGATACTGTCCATTATCTGATAATGTGTTCTTGATATCACATAGTATATGCTTACCGTCGGTCATATCAAAATCAAATAAAAATGAATCGTATGTATACAATACTAATCGGCTTTGATAGTTTATTAGTAAGTTATTTACAGCTAAAACTTGTTTGATATTATGTTCTGTTTCAGTTGCCTGTAACAAATAGTTAAACAATTTATTAGCATTCATATCATGTAGGTTATCTCTAAGCATTCTACGTTTATATATAGGAGTAGTTATGTATCCTGATAATTTGAATTCTCGCCATAACTTGTTAATGAACTGTCGTACCTTGTTAAAGAATGGTATCTGAGCGAAGTCATCATCAATACCACCGTATAATAATCGGAATGTTATTTGTTTGCTTTGTTCATATTGTTCTTCCGATAGATCATCCGTATCAAAATACTGTTTACCGAAATAAGTATGAACTGAGCCAGCTGGCAAAGTATATCCTATCAAACTAGCAATCAACCGTACATGATATGCATCATAATCATATTCAACTAACATACCTTTAGCAAATCTACTTGAGTATATTTTACGGCTACCATCTTCTTTGTTTAACGCTGCATAATTAACACCACCAAATTTATTACTAGGTCGACCCGTACTTGTATATAAATTATACTCTGTATGAGCTAACTGTTTACTACTTTGCCAGATACCATACTGTTCAATATCACCAAATGCTTTACATACTGATATATCATATGTCTTATACTCACTTGTTATCTCAACTGTACTATATAGTTTCATGAACTCCGTACGCATATTGATACAACGTTCCAGGTGACGAGTTATTGGCAACCAATCATTTGTATTAGTTTCATTATGCCACCACTTGCTCCACATATCATGAGCGGCAGTATTAGTTTCATCTAACGGTAACATTTTATTGGTATGCCACCAAGCAAACAGATCGGCATCATAACATGTATTACCGTACGTATATTGGAATCGCTTTTTACCTAATACAAAGATATTATGGTGACTTGTAAGGTGTTGTAGTTGTTCGGATTTGAGGTTCAAACAATCCATATGATGGAATGGAACAATGTAGTCTTGGTCATCGGTTATACTATATATGTAAACAAAACTAATTCTATTATTTACATAATGACGATACTTGTCAGAGTATACCGGAATCCAGAAACTATCACCAGATCTTAAAGACGCTTGAACACGTCCGAAGTCAATATTAGATTCGATTATCATTTAGCTAAATATAAGATCAATATCTTAATTTACCAAATGCTATTTATGAAATTCTAGTAAGTTATACAAATACATGGTGATACCAGGTATACGTTGTTCTGAAAATGATAATACTTTCTTGTTTGCTTTGGTTACTTGTTCAGTATCACCGGTAATAGTCCATTCAACAGCCTGTACATTCCATATATATCTATTGATTCCTACCTTATTAGATCGATTAGCAGACTTGGCTTGTTTACTATCAATCTCAATGATAACATCTGGCTCATTTATTTTTTGAGCAAAATATCGAGTTAATATGCCAATCTTATAATCATCATCAGTAGGTAACGGTAAATAAAATACTGGATATCTATATCTATCAAATGTTAAATTACGTAATGTAAAATACGTTAAATTGTTAGGGCTATCATTGAATAAGTTTCGAATAAGTTCAACACTATCCGCTGTTAATTCGCCATTACTATATATTGCACCGTTTGGATATATGTGATATAATCCGACATAATTTTCATTTGTATTACGTATGATATATTCATTGCCTTCAGTGAAGCCACGCTGAATTTTGTATTTTGGTGTATATGGCTGTGGGTATAATGCGTACATAATTATTCAGAATATCTACTTGTTTCAATCATACGTTGTACCGACTTAATATCCGTGTACCATATACCATGTTCTCCTTCAAGGGTATGTGTCACAGAAACAACCGTAAATCCTACTCTAGCATTACCGACAGGTGTACGATATCGACTCGGTAGCATACTTGTTGTTATAGTATCACCAAAACGTATATCTCCAATGCCGTATATTTTTAATTGCAGTTCAACTGGCATTAATGTATTTTCTTTTGATACTGCCTGATTAAGAGACTGGTCACTCACTAATCGTTTTAAAACACTTTTACAGGCATTAACTGATTCATCGCTAAAAGCTGATGTTATAATTTTACCACGTATTTGTCCTAACTCAGTTGAACTTGGTAATCCTTCTTTAGGTGTATCTGGATTCTGTCCTTGTTTATTACGTGCCGTAACAGCACTTGTTGCAGTACCTTCGGTACCACTACCTGGATGTGAAGCATATGTAGATGCTATTAAGTCTGCGGACATTTTTGATTGTACTGACATATCAATAGTCGTACCATCACGTGGTTCAAACTTTAACGGTTTAACGGTGCCTTCGGCTACTTGTCGCCTATTACGAATATCCAATACAGTCTTTGTATCTTCTGACAGTTCATCATTTTTTACTAGTTCTAAATCAAAAGCACCTCCTGACATTTCTTTTATGAGTTTAAAAATTTCACTAAAGAAAGTGTCTAATGATAGTTTTGATACGTCCTTTTTTTGATCAACATTAGACTTAACAGCTTGACGTTGATTATCAAAAATAGCTTTAACTATATCACGATTAATTAATATACCGGATAAATTACCACCGGACATATCACATGCTTGCAATAGCCCTTGCATTGGACCAAGCTGCGATAGTTTAAACGAGTCATTTAATTCATCTGCCATATTTTATCCTTATCTATTTAAAGTTTTTCTGCAATAGATCCCGGTTTAAATCCAGTAGTACCATTTGTCGACGACTTTATATCAACATAATCTGAGGACACGCCATCCGAATACGGAAACAATAATGATATCGGATCCGGACTAAATATTTTATAGTCAGTTCCATCTGATGTTTTAAATGCAGTAGCTCCTTTAGTAACTTCACCATTACAACGAATTTCTACTGTATTACCAGAACTATCTTTATTATAATACTTATTAAATATTTCAGCTAAAGCTGATAATGTAACGTATGTTAATGCATAACTATCCTTCCACATACTATCTTGATAATTAATTTGTTTAGATTCATATAAATCATCATCAATAGTTAATGTCGTCCACCAAGCTGTAGGATTAGATATTCCATCAAATTGCCCACTAGCTCCATGTTCCGGATCAAATAAGTTGGTACTGCCTTGATTAGTTCCTTGTTGTATGGTCCAATCTATATAGTCAGTTAAACTGTTAATATATTCAAATCGTTCGCCAAATATTCCGCCATAGTCTGATATAAACATATAGCCGGGTAATTTTGATGAGAATGGCGTATCTAATGCATTAACAGTTAATTGTGTAGGACCTGGGCCTATACCTTTAGATTGTATAGTAACACTTCCGTCAGGATTAAATTTAAAGGATGGCTGATGTATTACAAACTTAAATTCTTTTGTCTTAACACCATCATCCCATTCAAATTGTATTGTTATAGGTTTTTTAACAGATTCTAATGATGCAAAACTAGGTTCTAATTGTTCAAATAATGCATATGTAGGACACCATATAGATAAATCACATCTACGTGATGTCATATAATCGCCTGACTCTTCAACAGATACGGCAATTAGTTGGTATGAATTGCTTTTATCGTTTGGAAATATTTGAACTCCTTCTGATTTTATAATAGCACGGGCACTATGCAATATCGGCTCAAAATCTTTTCGTTTTTGCAACGCCGCAAAAACTGAGTCCTGTGCTGATCTAAAAAAGAAATTTTCGGCCATTATTTACTCCGTTCTGCCTGTTCCAATCGTTCACGAAGATCATTGATTGGATTGGGTATTCGTAACTGTAATCCTGGTGGTACCATCAATGACCCTTTACCTAAATTATTAGCATCTGCAATTATCCACCACAATTGTGGGTCTGAATAAAAACTATTAGCTAATAAATCTAAACGATCGCCTTCACGTGAAAAGATATATAAATCAGTTTCCTGAATTTTATATGACGGTAAACGTGATGTCAAGTATCTACCAGATTGTATTTGTGTTTCTTTATATCTCATATATTAATAAATATCTTAAGCAGTAATAGATCCAGTTACAATATTAATAGTCGGTAAGCTAGTCTTACTGGTAGGAAGTATTTTGCATTGCACATCAACTGTTATATAATATGCATATTGTTTATCTTTGGTAATGTCCCATGGAGATTCGGTATCAATACTATAACCTACTGATTCAATAATAACACGTGCCTCATTATATATGGTACCGATAGTAATGTTTGCCGCTCTAGGACGTAGTACACCACTTGTACCGTTACCTAAATCTGGTGATAGTGCATCTTGTAGCTGTTTTATTTTACCCCAATTAGTTGTTAGTTCAGTTTGACTTCTCGCTGCTAGTATAAATCCAACGGATACACTACGATCTAAACTAGAAAAAACGTACTGACCAAATGGTGCCATTAATTCTTTTTTCTCATCAACCCCTAACTGATCATCAAATGATAAATTTGTTAAATAAGCTAGGAATGATATACCAGCAATAGTAAACTTTATTAGACTAGTATCATTTGTTAACTGTATATCCTTTTGGGCATCTGTTAGTTTTCTAGCAATTGGAGTATTTTCAGCAGACCATTCTGCTAATGCCGCATCTGGCGTATAGTCTTTGTTTGGTTCTAAAATAGATGTTCTTCCAGGACCACGTTCTTTTGGTATATTCGCATATGCTAATGTTCTATATGATTGTATACCAATAGCAACGTCAGATTTATTATTTGCTGCCCGTTGTACTTCACGCTGGGGTATTGCGGTAAACGTATTATCGTTTTTAACTTTTTTATATAATCCATTAATTCTAGTCGATTCATCTGTTTGATCAGAAATTTCATCACTAGTTATATCAGCATCAGGGTCAGTACGTGTGCCGATATATGGAGTATCATATGTCTTTATTACTTGTCTAAGTTCAGTAGCATCACCAAATTTATTAATTTCACCTTTATGAAAATCCAACTGTGCCTGAAGACCGGTAGATGGTAAGGTGATACCCGTTTTAATAAGAAAAGTATAATTAGTAATTTTACTACCTATCTGAAATAAAGATTTTTTTTGTCGACCGTTAATAAAATTGAAAATATCAAATGTACCATAATATGGACGAATACTATATGGACGGGTGATAGCTGTTTCATCACGACTATCAATAGTCTCTTGTATTGTTTCATTACTATAGGCATTAAAATTACCACGAGTATATAAGTATGGAGTATCGTAATTGTATTGTGGTTCTAGAAACTCTTCATAAACATCTAGCAATTTTGATACTGATGACTTGGTATGTAATGATGGGCCTATACCACCAATAGAATCAGGGCCTCCAGCTAAATTACTAGTAGCTATCCAAACGGGCGATAAAGTATCAACAAATGATTGACGTTCACTATTAAGTATGTTTAAACGATTACGGTTGACCTTCATACTTTCTAGTATGCGATTTCGTACTACTATGTCTTCATATTTAGATATTTCATCATCTATAGGCAATAATCCAAAATTTCTAAAACGCAAACCATATGACTGGCCCGCTATTGTTGCTATTGTATTTAATGGATTATATATACGCTGTGAATTTAAACGACCGATCGCTCCGCCTGGTAATCCAGTATTAAACGTTGATTCGATATTAGGAATCATCTGACGAAGTATATTTTGCTTGGCAATAAATGCAATACCTTCCGGACGTATTAAGAATTTACCAATACGTTCAATATCAGCAGCAGTACGTTCGGCATTAGCAGTAATACCACCTCTTGGTAC